GCAATCTTATCCCGGTCCCGAAGTCTCAAGGGATTTCTTCCGGATACCTGAGGCCGGCAGACGGCGTTGATCTATTGGGGACTGGGCCTGGGCCAGACCGAGGAGGGATCGCGTGGAACGGCGTATGTTACCGCGTCATGGGATCAAAATTCGTCAAGATCGAGTATGACGGAACTCTTGAGGTCATCCAAGACATCGGAGGGACCGATATTGTCGGAATGGACTACTCCTTTGACCGTCTGGCAATCTGCACTGAAGGGATCTTGCATTATTGGGATGGTGTCGCGCTGGTCCGTGTCACCGATCCGGATCTTGGGGCAGTTCGGGACGTCCTTTGGGTCGATGGCTATTTCATGACCACAGATGGAACCAGCCTGGTAGTCACGGAGCTGACTGACCCGACACAGGTGAATCCGCTCAAGTACGGTAGCGCCGAGGTTGATCCCGACAGCATTCAATGCCTAATCAAGATCCGGGATGAGCCTTACGCTGTCGGCCGCTATACGATTGAGGCATACTCGAACGTCGGAGGGAGCTTCTTCCCTTTCCAGCGCATCCCAGGGTCTTTCGTGTCTCGAGGGGCAGTTGGGCGTTACTCCGCATGCTTCTTCATGGATACCGTTGCTTTCGTCGGCGGTGGGCGTAATGAGCCCATCTCGGTCTGGTCTGCCATCAACGGGACGGCTAGCAAGCTATCGACTCGCGAGATCGACCAGATCCTCGCTGGATATAGCGAAACCACCCTTAGCAACGAATGCCTTCTGGAAACACGGATTCAAGACAACCACCAGTTCCTCTACGTCCATCTTCCGAATCAGACGCTAGTTTATGATGCTGCTGGCTCCACAGCAGTCGAGGAACCAGTCTGGTTCGTGCTAGATAGCGGGTTGCTAGAGAAGCAGCGCTATCGTGCCCGAGGCCTTGTTCGTTGCTATGATAAGTGGATTGTCGGTGATCCGGTCACAGGGCAATATGGGACACTGACCGACAGTCACTCCTATCAATATGGTATGCCCGTCTGCTGGGAATTCGGGACCACCATCTTGTATAACGAGGGACGCGGCGCAATTATCCACGAGTTGGAGCTGGTCACGCTGACTGGAAGGGTTTCCGCCGACGCCGACCCTATCGTGTGGACATCTTATACCCTGGATGGCGAGATTTGGAGCCAAGAGAAACCGAAGCGCGCTGGAAAGATGGGACAGCGAAATGTGCGCCTTAGCTGGCTTCAGCAAGGTGCGATGCGCCATTGGAGGGCGCAGAAGTTTCGCGGAACTTCGGACGCCTTCTTGTCCTTTTCTAGGCTTGAGGCACGCGTGGAGCCGCTAAATGTCTAACATAAATCTGAATCGTGCGCAACTCGCGAAGTTTCTTCCAAGCCCGCAGGCCATCAAGGCGTTCGAGGGCCTTTTCAAGGCTGTGGCAGATGGATTGCCGTCGAGTCTTGAAGACGTTGAGGCCACAGCCGGTGCGGCCCAGCAGCAGGCAGGGGAGGCTTTGGCTGCCCTGGCGGTCGTTGCCAACCAACTTGCTTTACTCCTTCTGGCGCCTTCCCAGGAGAGCGTGGCTTCCGACAGCTACGGGCCGCCAACCGATTTTTCTTCACATCTGGATCTCTACGTTCCACCGGCAGAACCGAACAACTTTTACAACCCGGCAAGTGTCAAGATCACCGGGGGCACCATCGACGGCGCCGTTATTGGCGGAACCGCACCTGCAGCAGGAACATTCTCATCTCTTGGCTTAGCGGCTGCAGCAAATGCGGCTTTTGGTTTAAGCGGAGGTGCAACAAAAACAGCTTACATCGATTTCAGACTGGGAGGAGTCTTAAAGTCAAACATCGCTTGTAACGGAGCTGTTGCTGGGACTCCATTGGAACTTAACAGCGCAGCCGCTGGCGATGTTCTTGCCGTGTCAGGAGGCGGAAATTTCAGGGTTGGAGGCTCGACTGGATCTGGAGAAAAGCTGCAAGTGGTTGGATCCACAGGTGGCGTTTCTTCTTCCGGCGCCAAATGGATGTTTGTTTATAAGACGTCTGGTCTTTCAAATAGCTCAGGACTCTGGCAAGATTCAAGCGGCAACACAGAATTGGCGTTGAGAAATGCAGCTGGTTCTGTTGGAGTCTCTATGAAGTCGTCCGGAAACTCAAGTCTTCCTGGAAATTTAGACATCTCTGGTGCCTTAACTGTAAGCAGCTCGACACTTATAAGGTCGACAACTACTCTTTCGAACGGAGCTGGCGCAGCGGCAGGTACTTTGGCCAACGCCCCCGTCGCCGGCAACCCGACGAAATGGATCCCGATTAACGATAACGGAACAACCCGCTATATCCCAGCTTGGTAAAGGAAACCACCATGATTACCGTCAAAAATATCATTCCCCGCAAGCAAGCGGAAAACGCCCAAACAACCCAGTACACGGCCACAAATTGCAAAACCGTGATTGATAAGTTCACGGTTACCAATACAACCGGAGCCCCCGTGACTTTCTCCGCCAACCTTGTGGCCTCCGGGGGTGCGGCCGCCGCGTCCAATTGCGTATTGAGCGCCAAGTCGATTGCTGCAGGGGAGACTTACAATTGCCCGGAGCTGGTCGGCCAATCCTTGGAATCCGGCGGATTTATCAGCACCCTGGCCGGAACGGCGACCGCCTTGACCATCAGCGCAACAGGGCGTGAGATTACCTAAGGATCAAGACACCTGTTGCGCTGATGGTGCCAGCCACCTTATAATTGCCACAGGTGATGCCGATGCCTCGCCAGCCGAGCCATTCGAGCAGCCGGCAGCTCACAACGCCCTGAAAAGGAGATTGCTTGTGTCTGCCGACCTTCCCCAGTGTAACAACGAAACCTCGCTTCCGACGCGTGACCAGATTACGCGCCTGCAAGAAGCAATGCTTCCGATCCAAAGCGATCAACCGGAGCCGCGGCATTTTTTTGCCCCTGGGATGTACCTGCGTGAGCTGACTATCCCTGCCGGAATGCTCATGGTTGGCAAGATCCATAAGCACGCCCACTTCCTTATGGTGTTGAAAGGCCGTGCCGAAGTCATAAGCGAGTTTGGCCGTATGGTGGTCGAGGCCGGCCACATCTCTGTCTCGCCGCCTGGGGTTAAGCGGGTCGTCCTGGCTTTAGAGGAGGTGCGGTTCGTTACTGTCCATACCAACGCCACTGACACTGAAGACTTAGCGCTGATTGAAGCGGAGCATATTGAGCACGAAGAGCTTGCGCTAGCTGCTCCGGCCGCACAAGGAGAACTGAAATGACATGGGGAATGGTCGCCGTGGCTGGCGCAACCGTCATTGGCGGGTATATGGCCAGCCAATCGGCATCCGATGCCGCAGACTCGGCAGCGCAAGCGCAGGGGGATGCCAGCGCCGCTCAGATCAGCGAATCTCGCCGTCAATTCAATGCTATTCAGGATCTCCTCAAACCTTACACCCAGGCAGGAACGGGTGCCCTGACCGCGCAGCAGAATCTCCTCGGCCTTAACGGCGCTGACGAGCAGCAGAAGGCGATCGGCGCCATCTCTGGTAGCCCACAGATGGCAGCGCTCTTACAGCAAGGGGAGAACTCTATCCTCCAGAATGCTAGCGCTACAGGAGGGCTCCGCGGTGGAAACACCCAAGCAGCTCTTGCCCAGTTCCGGCCGCAGTTGCTGAGCCAGCTGATCCAACAGCAATACAGCAACCTCGGAGGTATCACCAGTATCGGGCAGAACGCCGCGGCCGGTGTTGGTAACGCCGGGCAAAATTCATCCAACCAGATCATCAACGCTCTCGGACAGCAGGGGGCAGCCCAGGCCGGAGCCGCCTTAGCCTCCGGGCAGGCGAACGCGCAGATGTGGGGCGGTATTGCTAACACTGCCTCGATGCTCGGCACGATGAAACTTATGGGGAAATTCTAATGCAACCGATGGACTACCGCATCCAAGTACAGAACCCCTTCGAAGGTGCTATTCAAGGCGTTCAGGCCGGTCTGGGTCTGAGCCAGGCAATGGACCAGAACGCTGCTCGCCAGCAAGACTTGGCCCAGAAGCAGTACGCGCTCGAACAGCAAAAACAGATGCAGACTGATCTTGGCGCACTGGCCACCAAGTCGAATCCGACTGCCCAGGACTTCGCTGCGATCACCACTAAATACCCGCAACTTGCTGAGCACTTCAAGAACACGTGGTCAATGCTGAACCAAGACCAGCAGCAGGCTCGGCTTGGCCAGGCATCTCAGGTCTACGCCGCGTTGAATGCGGGGAAACCTGAAATTGCAAAGGACCTGCTTGGTCAACAGATCGCCGCGGCAAAGAACTCAGGTAACACACAAGACGCACAACACGCGGAAACAATGCTCAAGCTCATTGACCAGAACCCGCAAGTCGCCCTTAACTCCGCTGGCCTGATGCTCTCGTCTGTCCTCGGTCCTGAGAAGTTCACCACGACCTTCTCGACCTTGTCCAAGCTGCCCAGCGAGGTTCGCCAGGGCGAGGCCACCGCGACCCAGAAGGAGTACGAGGCCAAGAACACGCCCCAGCGTCTGGCGTTGGAGAACAACCAGACGGCGGCCAACGTCCGCAACATCGACAGCCAGATTGGTGAGCGCGCGGCACGACTCAAGCTCGACCGCGACAAGTTGCAGAGCGACGTCGAGCTGAAGCTGTATGAGTTAGGCCAGAAGTCTGGGACCCTGGACGACGGCGCCAAGAAACTGATCAACGACTCCACGGTGGCTTCGGTCTCCGCCGACCAATCGGCTGGTCAGCTGCTGGACCTGGCGACTCGCTTGGAGAAGCAGGGTGGCGGCTACGGCGGCTTCTCGCGTGCCAGCGAGTGGCTGAAGGGCGCGACCGGCAACCAGGACGCTTTGACTGAGATGCGTAAGGAGTACGTGCGCCTTCGCCAGAGCCAGGTCAAGTCGATGCTGCCCGCCGGTCCTGCGTCGGACAAGGACGTCAAGCTGGCCTTGGAAGGTTTCCCGCCGGAGACCGCTGACGCCAACACCATGGCGTCGTTCTTGCGCGGCATGGCCAAGCTTCAGCAGTACTCGGCCGTCTCGGAGAACGCCAAGGCCGAGTGGGTCAACTCGGTCGGCCACCTGGGCAAGCCGAAGACAGACATTGTGGTTGACGGCATCAACGTGCCAGCCGGCAGCACCTTCACCGACTTTGCACGCCAGTACATGGCCACGAAGGTCGAGCAGCGTGCGACCCAGCAGGCGCAACAACAGGTCCCGAACCGTAGCTACATGCGGTGGGCTCAACCGGGGGCTCAGTGATGGCAACCAACACCCCAAACAGCTACAAGGATCCGTACTGGACCGACCTGGCGACGGCCACTGAGGCCAAGCTGGGTCTTCCGGACGGTCTTCTTGCGGCCATTGTCACCAAGGGCGAACGCAGCAACCACGACCAGGTCAGCGAGGCTGGCGCGCGCACCGTCTTCCAGATTATCCCGGCGACCCGCAAGGCTGCCATCGATAAGTACGGCATCGACCCGTACCTCAACCCTGAGAATGCGGCTGAGGTTGCTGGTCTGCTCCTGAAGGATAGTCTGGACCGCAACAAGGGTAACGTGCAAGCAGCCGTCGCCGAGTACCACGGTGGAACGGTCCGTGCCAACTGGGGCCCGCGCACTCGTGCGTACGCGGCCCGTGTCGTTGGTGACCAGCAGCAGATCGCTCAGGGTGGCCAGCCGGCTGGCGGCAGCACCTTCCAGCGCGTCATGGCTGCCAATCCGCAGTATCAGCAGAACTCCGGCCCCTCGTCTAGTCAGATCAACCAGGTCTACCAAGCCTACAAGGCCGGCAAGATGACGCCGGATGAGGCTGGCCAGTTTGAGGCCGACGTCAAGTCTGGTCTGGTCATGCTTCCCAAGGGCGCAGCGCTCAATGGCCAGCAGACTCAATCGCCGACTGAGAAGCCGGCTGCTGTAATGCTGCCCAAGGCTATCTCTGATGCCTACGTGCAAGGCAAGCTCAGCGAGCAGGAACGAAATGACCTTGAGGCTGATATGAAGGCGGGGTTGGTGAAGTTACCTGTCCAGACCACCAGCTTGATTCCGACTGACGACCCGAATTGGCAGCCTCCCACTGAGCAGGGCATCATTCAACGCCCGAAGGAGCCCACGCTCGGCGAGCGACTGGTTGGCGCAGGCGAGCGACTGGTTGGCGCACACGAAGCTGAATTGACTATGTTGACTGGGATGACTGGCGGCACCGTGGGCATGGTCGGCGGCACGCTCAAGCAGATGATTCAGAACGTCCTGGACGGGACTTTTGGAACTCAGCAGGCTGCCGACCTGGTGGAAAAAGCCGCGATGGAAGGTGCCCAATTGTTGACCTATGCGCCTCGCACGGAGCAGGGTCGAGAGCAGGCTCAGGCCGTCGGCGATTTTCTGCAGCAGACAATCCCGGTCACGCCTCTCACCGCCGAAATGGGCATGCTAGGGGCGACCATGCGTAATGCTGCCCCAGCTGTCAAGGCTGCCACAGTCGCTAAGGCTGCCCCCGTTGTCGAGGCCGTCGCGGCCAAGGCTGCCCCAGCCTTGGAGCAGGTAAAGGCAGTCGCCGGAAAGATGAAACAAGCCGTCACGGGCACCCCGGAACGTCCGACCCCTGGGACCGGAGGAAGCGTCGGCGTTGCTGGTGCGGACATGGCCACCCTCCGCCAAGGCAAGGCTGAGGAACTTCCTGTCCCGATTGAGCTGACCAAGGGCCAGCGCGAGCGCACCTTCGAGCAGCAGCAGTTCGAACGGGAGGTAGCCAAGAATCCTGAAGTAGGCGCTCCGATTCGCGAACGCTTTGCCGACCAGAATGACGCCATCTACAAGAACTTCGATGCGTTCATCGACATGACTGGAGCAGAGACCGCCGATCTCCGAAGCGTCGGTACTGCTGTCGATCAGGCCATCCGGGCAAGGGCAGCTCGGGACAAAACGAAGATCCGGACTCTCTACAAAGAGGCCGAAAAGGCTGGAGAGCTGGAGCAGCCGGTTACGCTGGACAGCGTCGTTCAGCACATCAACGACAACTGGCCTGATGTCGCTACTGCTCCGCTGCTGAAGACTGCGAAGGACTGGGCAATTAAGCTCGGCATCGCCACGGAGGACGCGAACGGGAACCTAGTGGCAGCTCCGGTTACCCTCAAGCGGGCAGAGACCTTCCGGCAGGCCATCAACCGTAACACTGACATGGAGCCGACCAACATTCGACAGGCTTCCATCCTCAAGGGAGCGGTCGATCAGGCTACTGACGGCCTGGGTGGCAACCTGTACAAACAGGCACGGGCTGCCCGGGCCAAGTACGCCGCCGATTACGAGAACGTTGGCCTCATTAAGGATCTGGTTGGCATGAAGCGTACCAGCGCCGATCGCGTCGTTGCCTTGGAAAACGTCTTTGACCGCTCTATCAAGAATGGTAGCCTGGACGATGTCCGCCAGCTCCGCCGAATCCTCCAGACGGAAGGTGATAGCGGCCAGCAGGCTTGGAAGGAGCTTCAGGGCGCCACTATCCGCCATATTCAAGAGCAAGCCTTCGGCGGAGCATCACGAGATACCCGAGGCAACCCCATCGTATCAGCTCCTGCCCTAGAGCGCGCCGTGGCCCAACTCGATCGATCCGGGAAGCTAGACTTCATCTTCGGCAAGAAGGGCGCCGAGCAAATCCGCCTCATCAATGATGTTGCAAAGGATGTGGCCACCGCCCCTCCTGGAGCCGTTAACACAAGCAATACCGCGAGTGCTTTACTGACTGCTCTGGATACTGTAGCAAGTTATGGTACGACCGGACTTCCCGTCCCGGTCGCACACCTTCTCAAGGCATCGATCACCACAATGAAGAATCGCAAGCTCAAGGCGCGCGTCCAAGCGGCCCTCAACAGTAAAGGAGCAAAATGATGTACCAAGTCGCTTCCCCGTTTCAGCAGTTCTTCGATGTAAGCGGCGCTCCTTTGCAAGCAGGAGAGGTCTATATCGGCAGTGTCGGCATGAATCCGGTTACTTCGCCACTGACCGTCTATTGGGATGAGGCCGGTACTATCCCAGCAGCCCAACCTCTTCGCACTTCCGGGGGTTACATTGTTCGCAACGGCTCTCCCGCGCGCGTTTATCTTAACGAAGATGATTATTCTCTCTTAGCCCTTGATTCCAAAGGTCGGGTTGTTTTCACCGAATCTTCGGTGACTTCGATTTCGACCCTCCGTGGCGACCTGGCTGACACCTCTGATTTGGCGAAAGGTGATGCGCTGATCGGGGTGAAGCGAACTGTTGCCAACTCCGTTGCCACCACCCTGCATAACTGGATCGAGCAACAGTCCTACAACGTCAAAACGGATTTCGGCGCAAAAGGTGACAACGCCACCGATGACACCGTGGCCTTTCAGCGCGCTATCGCTGCCGCGGCAGCCGTCGAGGGTAAGGTCGTGATCCCTGCCGGAACATATAAGATCACCTCGACGCTTACGATCACCAACCGCGTTGACCTGGTTGGTGAACGCAGCGCTGTTCTCAAACGGTATGCCCCGATCACTATTCTAGCCATTACGGGGGACTACGCCCGGGTGTCCGGGCTTGACTTCGACGGGAATCGCTCTGGCTTCCCGTTCCCGACCTACGGCCGGGCGGCGCAGATTTTCATCACCGGCTCGTACAACCTGATTGACGGCTGCTTCATCTACCAAGGCAACAGTCATGGCATCGGCCTGGACGGGCAGTCGAGCACTTGCCGGTTCAACATGGTCACCAATAACTATCTCGCAGATAACGCTGAAGTTGGCATCGCTCAAAATGCCGCCAAAGACAGCGTGATCTCCAGTAACATCGTGCGTAATAGCGGCTTCGAGGGGATCACGCTAGACAACGCCTGCTACCGAAATGTGGTCAGCGGAAACCGCCTGGATGGTAACTGCAACTCCGGCGGGGTGGGGTCCATTGGCATGGACGGAGCAGAACTCAACAGTATCACCGGTAATGTGATCACGGCTACCGGCTCTGGCCTCCCAGGGATTAAGACACAAAACAACCTCGCAGGGTGCTTCTACAACACCATCACTGGTAACACCGTCATTGATGGTGGTGCCTATGGTATTCACCTGTATGCGAACGGGGCAAATGCTTCCCAGCGCAACTCAGTAACCGGAAACGTGATCCGAGGGTTTAGCACGGCATCAGTTAAGCTCGATAGCGGGTGCGACTTCAACACCGTGGCAGGAACGGCCTCTGATAAGCCTGTCATTGACAACGGTTTCAAGAATATTAAGCAGAGCGGTACGTCGGCATTCCGCGCACGCAATAACACGCTCCACAGCAACGTGACCGGGGACGGCACGTTATACCAAGTGCCTTTTGATGTTGAGGACTTCGACGCCGGGGGAGATTTTGACACGACGACCGGCACCTTTACGGCACCGTCGGACGGTTTCTACCAGCTTAATGCTACGGTGCGTCTGGAGGGCGGTACTGATCAAACCTACGCCTTCCTCCAAATTGTTACTACAACAGAAACCCTTCAACAAGGGTTCGATATCACAACCGTTACCGGGACTGGCACCCCTACCCCGCCAAGTATCACAACGGTTACCGGGATCGCCGTCTTCACGCCAACGGTGTCCGGGTTGGTGTACATGGATAAAGGCAATACCGCCGTCGTAAAGGTACAATGCGGAGGCGGGACTGGCGGTAAGATTATGGATATTGTTGCTAGCCCCTCTCTTCATCAGTTCAGCGGTTTCTTAGTGGCTTAATTAGAGGATAAAATGGATCAACAACAAATGTTCAATGTCGTGTTCGCCGTGGCTGGTGCCCTTGGCGGATGGTGGATGAAAGCCATGTGGGAGGCCGTCAAGAATCTTGAGGGGGCTGACCGCCACTTGAGCAGCGAGGTCAGTGACTTAAAGGTCTTGCTTGCCGGACAGTATGTCAAGCAGGATTCCTTCGATAAGCTGTCTAGTGCAATCTTCGCCAAGCTGGATCGGATCGAAGACAAGCTGGATAACAAGGTGGACAAGCAATGATCTCTGAGCTCATTGAGCGCGTCTTCGCCGCTCGCAACGCCGCGCATCTTGCCCACTGGGCGGAGACCTCCGGGTTTCGGCACACCGCCCTGGGTGACTTCTATGATGGCGTCATCGGCCATCTGGATGCGCTGGTGGAAGCTCATCAAGGCGCCTTCGATCTGGTGGAGGTTGGCGCCTTGGGCAAACAGCCCAAGGTTGCCGAGATCATCGATCTCCTTGAGGAGGACCTTGTCTGGATCAACAAGAACCGGAAGGCGCTGACCCAGGGTCTCCCGGCACTGGATAACCTGCTCCAGACTCTGGAGGGACTATATCTGACCACCCTGTACAAATTGAGGAAGCTGTCATGACCTTCAAGCTCAGTCAGAAGTCCCTTGATCGGCTTGCCGGAGTCCATCCGGATCTGGTCGCATGCGTCAAGCGCGCCATCGAGATCAGCACTGTGGACTTCGCTGTCCTCGAGGGGGTGCGCTCCAAGGCCCGCCAAGAGCAGCTTGTCGCCGCCGGTGCCAGCCAGACCATGAACAGCCGCCACATTACCGGCCATGCGGTCGACCTGGGGGCTATCGTCGGCGGCTCCGTGCGCTGGGACTGGCCTTTGTACGCCAAGGTCGCAGCCGTGGTCAAGAAAGCCGCGGCGGAGCTTTCCGTGCCTATTGAATGGGGCGGCGATTGGCGCACCTTCAGGGACGGCCCGCACTTCCAATTACCTTTCAAGGAGTACCCGGCATGAGCTTGGAATGGAAAGACATAGCGGCCAGCGTGGCCAAGGCCGCCCCGCTCTTGGGCACGCTCCTGGGCGGCCCGGCCGGGGGTGCTATCGGAGGCATCATCGCGTCCGCGCTGGGCACGGAGCCCACGCCGTCCGCGGTAAGCCAGGCGCTCCAAACCAACCCCGACGCGGCGGTCAAGCTGGCGCAAATTGAGGCCGACCAACGGGTCAAGCTCCAAGAGCTGGCCACGGATCAGGCCAAGGCGGAGATTGCCGCCGCCGCGCAAGCCGCCGGTGACGTAAACAAGACCATGCAAGCGGAGGCCGCGTCGGAGCATTGGCCGACCTACGGCTGGCGCCCGGCCGTCGGCTTTGCTGTGGCATTGGCGGTCGTCCTGTCCGTGCTTACGGTCTTTGCTGCCTACGGGGCGGCCATCATTTACAACCGCGCGGAAGGCCTGGCGCAATTGCCGGGGATCTTGGCGGCCGTGGCGGGCATCATTGCGGTCGTGTCCCCTATCCTGGGCATTGCCTCTTGGTACCGGGGAAAGATGCAAGCCGACCCCAGCATTCCAACCGTTAATCGGGGCTGATACGGTCCAATAGCAGGCGGTAAGCCGCCCGCATGCCCTCCGCGCGTCCGCCGTTGGCCTGGTACGTTTTGACCATTTCAGCGGCGACGTCGGGGGGCAACTCTTCCGGAAAACGTAGCGGCGAGGGCTCGACGACAATCGGTGCCGCCTTCCGCTTACCTTTCTGGCAGGCCGGCGGCTCCGGGTCGTTGACGTCCCAATAAAGGCCGCACGCATGGCAAACCATCTGGTCGCTATACTGCGCGGCCTTGCATACGTGCGGCGTCTTGCGCATGGTTACAGGCGCTCCACGAAAGCCAGGAAGTAGCCGAAAGCGGCGCCAGCCAGTACGGCGGCCACGAAGTAGGCGCAACCCTTGACCAGCGCGCGGCCGGCAATACGCCAGCGCGACGTCGGCTTGTGCAGTTCAAGGCGCGCGTAAGGGCCAAGCGCCTGGCGGATAGTGCGGGGAAAGGTCGCAGGCTTCATTTCGTGGGCTCCGGCGGTTTGGGCGGAACGTGTCCGCGGTGGTCGTGCCAACTCATTGCGGGTAGTCCTTACAGTTGCGGGATTGTTGGGCCGCCTTCCATTCCTTGTACCAGGGTGCCATATAGATGGCGGAGCGGGTCAAGCCGCATTCCTTGGCCGCGGCATAGGGGGTTGCCCCCTTTTCCGTTACCAGCTTGCGGGCTTTGACCATCGCGGCGGAAACTTTAGCGGCCATCAGACACCCCCCACCTCGAAAAGCTCCGCAAGCCGCGGCGTGTGGCATTCCCCTTGGATTGCCCCGTTGCGGTACCGCGTAACAATTTCCGTCGACTCCGTGATAATAAACACCGCCCCGGTATCCCGGCACGTCAATTTGGTGCCTGTCTTGAATTCCATTTATTGCTCCTTGTTTGGACAAAATTAAAGTTCAACGTAGCTATTTCCAAGCGCCGTTTTTATGGCGGCAACAAGGTCTTTTTTGCTGCCAGGCTTGTTGCAAAGTTCGATTATTTCTTGAATCAATTGCGCCCTAAATTCGCTTTGTTCAAGCAGACTTTCGTACCGTTTTTCCATTTCATCTTCCGTCGGACGGTCGGCCAGTTCATCCAACAGGCGCTCCATGCGCTCAATCAAATCCAGCTCCACCGCCGTGCGAATAATGGAAGGCTCCGTGCGCAAGCTGGCAAGCAAGTGCCCGTCCTCCATATTGGCCATTAAACCAGGCTCAAAAATTAGCATCATCAACTCTTCGTGATTGGTATTACTGAGAGTGTAGATAAATAATTTACCTATGTCAACGTGTAGTATCCAAGGTCGCGCAACATGGCCTCCGCCTTGTCGACATACCATTGATAGTCGATATCCTCCGGGAAGGCGTCCGGCAACGTCATGCAGGGTCGGGCACCATAGGAAAGGGGCACGGTATTGCCGTTGGTTGCGCAGACGATAGGGCCGGGCGCTTGCGTGCTGTAATACCAGCGCACCACCTCACCCAAATACTCCGGCGTTTGGGGCGCAAAGCATTGCTCATAAGCCGTCGCGGCCGGCGCCAGGATATCCCCGCGACGCCATTGGCGACCCTCTTTAACCCAGCCCCGCGCCTGGAGTGTGGACACCATGTCCATAACTCGCTTATGCCGTGGCCCCTCGCCCCACATTTTGACGGCCCCGCCGGCCACGTTCTGGATAATCACGAACTTGCGCAAATCCCGGCACGCGGAAATGGTATAAAGCACGGGCGTGCCTTTCTCCAGGAACTCCGCCACGGCGTCCGCGCAAATCTCGAGGTCGGGGGACTTTTTCATAATCAACGAGGTCGGGGCATATTCCCCCTTGCGCTTGGTGCCGTCCGGGGTCCGGGTCCATTGCTTGGCCTCCTCGTCCCATTTGGACTTGATGGCGATGTAATTGTTAATGTCCCGGGAGTAGACGGCCAAATACTCTACGGTCTCCATTTCCAAGCCCGTGCGCTTTTGCCATTCGGCAATCAAGGCCTCCGACACGTGTACCATGTGGCGCGGGCATTTCACAATGATGCCGTCGGTATTGGCCGAAATCACGGGGATACCGTAAAGCTCATGCCATTCAATCAGCATCAGGATGGACAATTGACCGCTCACGGTCGTTTGAATGCCCATTTTTGGAGCGAATAGGACACTAAAGCCGCTCAAAGTCTTGCCAAAAGTGCCATTGAGCATAATTTTGCCGCCACTATCCAGCGTCGACGCATCCTCGTGCTCCGGCGTGCCTTTGGTCAATTTCTTGGCCTTGCGCTTGCCCTCCAGGCGCTCCGATTTAATCCCGCCATACTCTTGCAAGAAGGTTTCCCCCATAGCCTCCGGCCAGGCACCGGAGTTGAGGATAAGCGACGGGTAATAGCTGGCGACGTCATTGTCACGGAGGCACCAATAGTCGTCGGCACGGTGGCCCGCTTGCTTCTCCTGGCTGTGGAGGCCGCCGATTCCCAGCTTATAGGACGACGTGCCAATGGTAATTGTGAGCCCTTTCAGCTCCGGGGGCATGTCCACTTTGCCGGCGGGCGTAATGCGGAAAATGGATCCGCGGACAATCGCCAAGGCGCGCTGGAGCTGGGGGAGCTGATAGGAGATAAAGGGCGGCACGTCAAAACGGAATTGCATATTCCAGTCAATGTCGGGCTTGTAAATCCGCCGCCCCGTGGCAATCTCACACCGCCGTTTTAGAACCGCCTCCGCGACCTGGGCATCGGACTTGCTCCGGAGGTCTAGGCCATACCGGGCGCCCAATGCCTCTCGGAGTTTGATTTGGGGGCGGACGGCATCAAAAAGCGCCTCCAGCTGGCCCAAGTCGTTCTCGCAATACTCGTCCACCTGGGCTATTTGCTCCGCCGTCAAATAGCTGGCGGGATCATAGGGGAGGTCGCGCATTGTCTTGTAATGGATAATGCCGGCCTTGTATTTCTGGCCGCCCTTGCCCGGGATGACCTTACGCACGTCGATATGGTCCGCCGGCCGCCAATCGGGCAAGCCAAGCTCCCACGGCTTTACCTTGTCGTCAATAATCCGGTCGTTTTGCCACTTCAATTGCTCCGCCGTGTAGCCCTGCAGCGCGGCCGTAAGCTGAGGCACGTCGTAATAATTGCCGTTGAAACTGACCGTCGTGAACAGCTCAAAAAGCGTGCGGATCCTCGCCGTTTCCTCCGGGCTGAAAGCCTGACCGGCAAACAGGCGGAAACTATAAACAGCCCCGCCCCGTGGCCGAAACTTGAGGAGCCAATAATTCGGATAGCATTCCGTGTCGTAGAAAGCCAAAGGGCGCGGGGCGTCGACCGGCGGCGGGGGCGGGGCGCTCATCATTACATGAGCCCCAATTCGTTAAGTCGACCTTGACGTTGGCAACCTTCGACGCGGACGGTCCCCCATGCCATGAACCAAGCCCGGACGTCATGTTCGTATGCGATACGCAAAGTACGATCAACGTCGGCAAGTGCCGCCCCGTGGAGTTCATAGGGGCCTGCCATCAAGAAAGTACGCCCCGCGTCAATCGCTGAGACATAGTAAGGACCGTGAGCGGTATCGGGAGTGCCTGAAATTTTCATTTTTGCTGGGCTTCGTAAGCGGCTTTTTGTTCGTTGTAGCGGCGCACACGCTTGGCGTCGACCGGAGGCGGGGGCGGGGGAGAAATCATAATTTGATGAGTAAAAGAGCTTCTTGTTTGATTCGACCGGCTTCGCTACGGTCGGTATTGTCGCCGCTGATTGCCAATTCGCGGCAACACGAAATGCAGCGGTAGAATGCTCGCATGGCGACGTCCTTGCGGTTTTTGGCGCGACATTGCAAAGCGGAACGAATGGCACCTAGGGCGATTCTGCCAGCATCAAGCGTGAAGCCTTTAACTTGCAGGCTGGCGGATTTTTCAATATCAGTTTTTACGGCTTGAATGTTCATTTCGTTTGCTCCGGTTCGTTGAGTTGATGAACGGAGTATAGATAAATAATTTACCTACGTCAACAATTATTTTAGGGGAGCCCGGCCCCGAAGGGCCAGGCGGTTACGATTAGGCCAGCATCATGCCGTGTTGAACCAGAAGCGCGTCGGTCCAACCTTGGGCAATGTAGGACTCATAGGGGATACCTTGGGCGGCCGGCGTCATTTGGCGCATCGGTGCGGCCGGGGGAGCCACGGGAGCGGGAGCCGGCGGGGGCACCTGGACAAAGCCGGTATTAGGCATAACCGGGATGGGCACAGGCTCACCCGGGACAGGGGCGGAGGGCATCGGCACAGAACCAGCGGGCGGCAAAGGGAGCGGAGCAACCCCCGGCACTTGCGGGAGACCTTGAGGCAACGGCATGGTCGGGGCCGCGCCAGGCATTACGCCCGGAGCCGGAGGCATGCCGGGGACACCCGCGGCGGGAGCCTGTGGCATCGGAATGGCACCGGCCGGCGGCGTCATGCTGGCGCCAGCGGGGAGCGGAGCTTGGCCAAAGCCAGCCGACGCGACGTCCGGGCCAAATTGGATTTCCTGGCCGTAGGCACGGAAGCAAACCATGGAATGATTGAGGTAGACGCCCGGCTGGGATTGGCTACCATTGCCCTCCACGCTAAAGGCGACCTCCACGAAATAGCCCGGCTTGCAAAAGTCTTTTGGCATGACCTGGACGTAACCGGCGCCCTCTTGCTGGTACACCTTGGGGGCAAAGCCGCCGGAAAACTTGAGGATCCAATGGCCTTTCCAGCCCTCATTGTCGCAAGGCTTGCGGCCCTTCTTGTTGGGGATCTGGCTGTCGCCGTCCTCGATTTTCCAAGCAAAGGCCGGGGATTGCGCGGCATTGGGAAAGGCCTGATTGCCGACGGCCCAAATTTGTTGACCCCACGGCGTATGAGCCCAATGGGGTTCGCCGCCCTTGGGGATGGCCAGGGCAAAGAAGTAGTTGACGCGCGGCTGGCCGGCGTTGGGGCCGGTCTTTACGACCAGCGGCTTGCCTTCCGCGTCCGTGGTGCTGGGGTCGTACAGGGAGCCCATAACGATGCGGCCGACCGGGGAAGTGATATTGATACGCTGAGACATGCGAAACTCCTTTAGAACGTAGAACCAAACACCCGGCGGGCGTCGGCGGGATTATCGGGAACCAACTTAATCGACCCCAATGGGGTAATACTGTATGCCTTAATGACGGCCTCGTCAACGCCCGACTTTTTAGCTTGCGTCGGGGTCTTTACGCCAGGCTTTGAAAGGTCGACGCCAAATAGCTGACCCATGGCCAAGACTTGCTCCGGCGGGACGGTCCATTGCTGTCGACCGTAACCTTGCTCCAAGCGGTGGAATGGCGTCGGATGCCCTTGGCGCCCATACGTGGCCACAGCTTCCCGGAGCCCTTCGACTCGGGATTGCAAGCGGGCCAAGGAGCGCTCGAGCATGCGCAACTCCAGGGACGCGGCGGCCGGTGGCAACTCCACGGGGCTGGAGCGCGTGGCAATCTCCGCGTCGTGATAGGCCGCCTTTTGCAACGCTGGGCACGCATGGCGCCCGGGGCAATCCTGGCATTCCTCATTGGTAACGGCCGGCGGATTGGGCGCCAGGGCCACCCCTGCTGCATTGGACAGGATATTGATATGCGCCCGGAGGTCGGAAGCCCTCACAGACCACGTGCGCACGGGCTTTCCCTTGTAAAAGCATCGGGGCTGGATGACCGTAAAGTTGACGGTTACAGCTTGATCCAGGAGCCCCGGGCCTTTGCCCAAAATCTCCGCCAGCTTATCCAAAATCCCGGCCGTGTACGCCACGCCTTGGTCGTTTTCGTACTCGTCGACAAAGCGGTGCCCGAATTTATAGTCGGCAACCTCGAGCACCGCGGAGGCACGGGAGAATGCCCAAACGTCCGGCGTGCCCCAGCATTGCGGATGGATCCGGGCAATACTTACCGGCTCCTCCACGTGCCATTGCTCGAAAGTCTCCAGCGGCATGCGGGTGCGCACCGTGTCGACCAGAAGCTCCGCGCCTCCGATCATTTCGTCGGTAATGATTGCCCCATTGGGGGCGGGCGTGCCTTCCGATACCTGGCGGCCGGCCAACAACTCCCACGCCACCCAATGTGCGGCGTTGCCCTCCAAGGTCTCCGGCGTGTCGGGCTGGGGATAGGCTTGGTTCATGGTGACCCAAAGGGCGCACAGTTTCCAAGCCGCCGCCCCGGAGGGCGGGAGGACTGAATGGGCGCCGCTCATTGGCCACGACTCGCAATGATTGCGTCGATGGAAGCGGCCACGGTGCCCACGAGGTCCAGGCGATTGGCCAGGAGCGGGAGCGCGGGAATTCCGGCACCTTGGCAAACCTGATTGATTTCCTCTTGCGTGACCTTGCCGGCCTGGATAGCGGCGGAGGCTCGGCCAATCAGCGCGACAAATTGCTGGCGCGGATCTGGCTGGGCAACCTCAGCTCCGGGGGCAGCACTCGGGGCCGCCGGCATGGAAGGTGCCGCACCAACTACAGGGGCGGGAGCGGGCGGGGGCGCTACCGGCTGGGGGACAGCGCCAGTCGGAGCAGACGGTACAGTGGTAGAGGCCGCAACGGAAACAGGCGTCGGGGCAGGTGCAACACCTTGGACCAAAGGGCTGGACGGCGCCCCCATGACTTGGCGCAATTCCGCCTCAACTTGGGCAACCAAGACCGGATCACCGCCGCGCTTCTTTCGCCAGGAGCCGTCGGCAATTTTGGCCTTGCTTTCCGCGTGGATACGGTTATCCCACGGGAGGCCGTGTTTGTCCAGCTCAACACCGGCCGGCGCGGCACCCGCGGCCAAAGAGACAGGACCAAGCGTCGTCGTAGTCGGGGCAGTATTCGCCGGGGGCGGCGGGGCAACGGTAAAGGCCCCCACAATTACGGGGGTGGAACCGACCAAAGGGGCGGCGAGGACACCTCCGAAAGCAGCGGCTGGAGACACCTCGAGTTGACCAATATCGGGAAGGCCGAAAGCGGCGGCCGGCGCAGTATCTACGGCACCGAAAGCGGCCTCCGGCATGGTCGACTCATGATCGTGCCGGAGGGCATCCAGCTCATTGACTTGGGGCACAAGCGCCACCGTGGCGGTCGTGTCGTGGATTTCAGCGACGACCGTGGTTTCGTGCGGCACGCCCCCACACAAGCCAGCGCAAGCGCCCGGGAAGTTGAGAACAAAGTCGGCCACGGCCTTGCGCTGGGCGCCGTTGAGGTCCGCGGGGTTACAGCTGATTTGCACCATGATTGGAAATCTCCATTAAGTTGATTGACGGCGAACGAAGTATTCCCGATAATGACGCTACCGTCAACAGGGTATAGATAAAAATGATTTTGAACTTGGATTGCCGACACGGCCTTGCGATGCTCCCGGACAACAGCGTCGACGCGATCCTTACCGACCCTCCCTATGAGCTGGGCTTTATGGGGCACGCATGGGACCGCTCCGGGATCGCCTACGACGTGGCCATGTGGCGGGAAGCGCTCCGCGTCCTCAAGCCTGGCGGCCACATGCTGGCTTTCTCCGGCTCCAGAACTTACCACCGCATGGCCTGTGCCATTGAGGATGCCGGCTTTGAGGTGCGGGATTCCATCATGTGGGTCTACGGCTCAGGCTTCCCCAAGTCCCTGGACATTTCCAAGGCAATCGACAAGATTTACGGGGCTCAGCGCCAAGTCGTTGGCCAGCAATACCGGGCGGCCACGGGGCGCGACGAAGGCTATGGCTTTGGGGAGTCTTTCGACATTACCGCCCCCGCTACGCTGGCCGCTCAGCTGTGGGAAGGCTGGGGCACCGGCCTAAAGCCCGCTCACGAGCCCATTTGTGTCGCACGCAAGCCAATGCAAGCCCCCACCGTGGCCGCCAATGTGCTGGCTTGGGGCGTGGGCGGTCTCAACATTGACGGCTGCAGGATCCCGGTCGACCCCGTGGCGGACGCCTCCCAGCTCCGGACCATGAATGTAAGCCAGCACGACGGGGCGGATGGCTGGGGAATGAATACCACGGGACCGAAAGAGGGCGCCCGGGTGCTGGGGCTCGACGGGCGATGGCCGGCCAACTTTATCCATGACGGGTCGGCGGAGGTGCTGGAAATGTTCCCGGAGGCCGCGGGGCAACTTGCCAAGGCCTCCACGCGCTCAGATAACCGAAAGACTCAAAACGTGTACGGGAATATGGCGCGGGGGAGCAATGGCGCGGAGCCGCGGCCGGATGCCGGGAGCGCGGCCCGCTTCTTTCAGCAATGCGGATGGGTCCAGTACGACTTGGAGGCGGCTTTATTCCACTATTGCGCCAAGGCCAGCAAGAGCGAGAAGGGCAAGGACAACAAGCACCCCACTGTCAAGCCGCTGGCCTTGGGTCGTTACCTGGCCAAGCTCATTTGCCCGCCAGGCGGCACGCTCTTGGATCTGTTTGCGGGCTCCGGCACTTTCCCGCTGGCGGCCAAGCTCGAGGGCTTCCAATGCGTCGCCTTTGAGCTGGACACGGAACACGCGGAATATGCCGCCCGACGGTCAACCTTGGCGTAGCTTGGAAATGCGGACAAATTCCGATTTCCCGGGGAGCTTGGCTTGCCAGAAGTCCCGCCCGTTGGTCGGCCGCCCGGTAATTTTGACGGCCGCGGCGGACACGCTGGGGAAGCGCTCCCCCTGGATGACTATGGCGCCGTCCTTGACGTGGCCCCAATGCGGGCGCTCCTTGTACCAGGACAGGAAAGCGGTACCCTCCGGGAAAATGACACCTTCCGCAGTCTCAAGGCCTTCCGACTTGATCTGGAGGACTTCGCGCAACACCTCGTCGGCCGTCCGCTTGCTGGTTTCCAAGGCCTTGGCGACGGCGTGGCTGATTTGTACGGTTTTCGGTTTCATGGCTAGGGCTCCTCGTTGGGTTAACGTGGTACCATTATTGACGATGCTGTCAACAAAGCAAATACCGATTTCGCCGTAATTTGAGAATACGCAAATGCCCGTACCTTTACGTCCTTTCCAAGCTGAGCTGGAAGCCCGCGTTTACGCCGCCTGGCAAACCGGAGCGGTCAACGTCATGCCTGTGGCCGCCACGGGCTCCGGAAAAACCGTGCTCCTGTCCAAAATCCTTTACGACGAGCCCGGCGCCTCCATTGCCATCGCCCACCGCCAGGAGCTTGTAAGCCAAATCTCCATCGCCTTGGCCCGTAACGGCGTCCGCCACCGCATTGCCGGCGCCAAGAAGGGCTCCAGCTTGATCCGGGTAATCAGCGCGCTGCAGGTCGCGGAGCTGGGTTACAGCTTCTTTGACCCAAACGCCAAGACCGGCGTCGGCGGAGTGGATACCGTTATCCGCATGGATGCCGCCGACCCGTGGTTTAAGCAAGTGCAGCTGGTTGTCCAGGACGAGGCACACCACGTCCTCAAGGCCAACAAATGGGGCGCGGCAGCAGCCATGTTCCCCAACGCCCGCGGCCTATATCCCACAGCCACGCCGCAGAGGGCGGACGGCAAGGGGCTTGGGCGGCATGCGGACGGGCTGGTTGACGCCATGGTCTTGGCGCCCTCCATGCGCGATATCATCGACATGGGCTATTTGACGGACTACCGTATTTTTGCCCCGCCGTCCGACTTGGACCTGTCGCAAGTGGCCACGAGCCAGGCGACCGGGGATTTCAACGCGGACCAGCTCCGCAAAGCCGTGCACAAGTCCCACATTACCGGGGACGTCGTGGCCCATTACCTCAAGCTGGCGCCGGGAAAGCTGGGAGTGACCTTTGCGGTCGACGTGGAGGCCGCCGGGGAGATTGCTGCCGCATTCCGCGCTCAGGGCGTGCCGGCGGAGGTCGTAAGCGCCAAGACTCCGGACGCCTTGCGGGCGCAAATCCTCCGCCGCTTCAAAGCCCGGGAAGTGCTCCAGTTGGTCAACGTGGATCTATTCGGGGAAGGCTTCGACCTCCCGGCAATTGAGGTCGTGAGTTTTGCGCGGCCGACGGAGTCTTTCGCCCTTTACTCCCAGCAATTTGGCCGTGCGCTCCGGCTCATGCTCAGCAAGGAGGCGGGAGCGGTGCATGCCAACCTCACGGACGAGGGGCGCCGGGCGGCCATTGCAGCCAGCGAAAAGCCGGTCGCCTTTATCATCGACCACGTCAACAACGTGCTCCGCCACGGGCTCCCGGACGCCCGGCGGGAATGGAGCTTGGACCGCCGGGAGCGGAGGAGTAGCAAGAAGTCGGACGCCATCCCGCTCCGGGTTTGCGTCAACGACCTATGCCTCCAGCCCTACGAGCGCGTGCACAAGTCTTGCCCCTACTGTGGCCATTACCCGCCGCCCCCAAGCCGGAGCGCCCCGGAGTTTGTCGACGGCGACCTCACGGAGCTAGACGCGGAGACCTTGGCCGCCCTCCGCGGGGAGATTGCCCGCATTGATGGCGACGCGGTAATCCCCTATGGAGCCGCCCCGGAAGTGGCTGGCGCCGTCCGCAAGCGCCATTGGGAACGCCAGCAGGGCCAAGCCGCCTTGCGTAACGCTATCGCCTGGTGGGCCGGGCTAGAAGCCGCGCAAGGTCGTGGAGAGTCCGAAAGCTACCGTCGTTTTTATTACCGCTTTGGGCTAGACGTGGCGAACGCTCAAACCCTGGGCACCCGTGAGGCGGAAGAACTGACGGCCCGGGTCAACGCTGAATTGGCAAAGGTCGGCATTGACGGGACGGTCGACGCTGCCGCATATTTTGCAAATCAGGGGTAAAAATGAACGAAGTTATTAAATCGGTAAGTTTTGACCAAATTGAAATTCTTAAGGGTATTCAAGCCCTATATTGCCCGCAAGGTTTTGATTGCGACATAACTTACGGCAATGGAAAATTTTACGGAGACATTGCACCGCCGGTTCTTAAATTTGACATTGACCCGCAGGCCGACGACGTTATCGAAGCGTGCAGCACGGCGCTTCCGTTAATCGATGGTTGCTTAAATAGTGTTGTTTTTGACCCGCCGTTTTTAACATACGTTCGCGCTGGTCGCGAAGGAAACGGCAAAATGATTATGGCGAATCGTTTTGCGGGATATTGGCGCTACGATGAACTCGAAACCCATTACAAGGGTACTTTGGTCGAAAGTCGTCGAATCTTAAGAAAAGGCGGAATTTTGATATTCAAATGTCAAGACATTATTCACAATCACCGGATGCACTGCACGCATGCAAATGTCATTAAATGGGCGGAAGACGTCGGCATGCGTTTGGTTGACCTATTCATCCTTCCGGCAAAACATCGCTTGCCATCACCCAACCGAGGGGGGGCAGCAAAGACACGCCAGAATTTTCCATTCTTATTTTTTGGTATTTGAAGCATGACCCCAGCCGTCTACCAATGGGCCGTGCGCCACGGCGTCACCATGCAAGCCCTCAACGAACTGCAAGCCCTCTTCGGGATGCACGGCGGCCACACGTTGCCGGCCACAGTCAAGGGCACCAGTGAAGCCGCCGTGCAATCGGCCGTCCGACTGGAAGCCGCCCGCAAGGGTGTGAGGCTGTGGCGCAACAACGTCGGCGCCTTGGTCGATGCCCGGGGCGTGCCGGTGCGCTACGGCCTCGCCAATGACTCCAAGCATGTCAACGAGGTTTGCAAATCCGGGGATTTGATCGGGGTCCGGCCTGTGCTGATTGGGCCCCGGCACGTCGGCCAGGTTATCGGGCAATTTGTGAGCCGGGAATGCAAGCGGCCCGGGTGGCACTACGTTGGCGACGACCATGAGGTCGCGCAATTGAATTGGGCGCAGCTTGTGACCGCTGTCGGGGGCGACGCGGCGTTCTGTGCCGGAGAGGGTACGTTATGACCAGCCTCCTGGCCCTATTCCTGTCCACTTTCGCCTTGGTCTTTTTCCTTGGCCTCCAGTCTCTCAACGTGAACCGGGGCCATTACGTGGCGGCTTTCCTTACGTCTTTTGGCATTGGCGCCTCGAATCTCGTCGTTCTCAAACTGGCCCCAAATGCCACGGTGTTGGAAATGGTCGCCTATCTGACCGGCGGACCCTTTGGCATCGTGGCGTCAATGTGGGTGCACCATCGTTTCATCCGTAGGCGTTGACGGCAGCGTCATTGACTAGCTACCATGCTCCCCTAGTGATATCTGCCGGATTACCCTACCATGACCAAGCAAACCTCCCGCCGGCTGTGTCCCGCCGACCGTAAGCAAGAAATTCTCGACGCCGCCATCAAGGTCGCGGCAAAGCCCGGCGGCTGGGCCAACCTCACGCGGCATGCTGTGGCCAAGGAGGCCAATTGCGCGGAGGGTTTGCCCTCCAAGTATTTCGGCACCATGGTCGCCTTTCGCCGCGCCATCATGCGGGCCGCCATCCAAGCGCGTAACCTGGCCGTCGTCGCTCAAGGGCTGGCTGCCGGCGACACCAACGCCCAAAAAGCCCCGCCGGAGCTGAAAGCCGCCGCCGTCAAGACTTTGGCCGGGGAGTAACGCATGCGCGAATTACCGGCAGCACTGGCGCCAATGGGGGCGTACCGCCAGTTTATTGTCTACATCGCGCAACCCAGCCGGACCAGGCCCGGCAAGACCGATAAATTCCCGTGCGACTTCCGCTCCGGCCGCGTGGTTTCCGCTCACGACCCGGCATTCTGGACCGACGCGCCCACAGCTATTGCCGCCGCCGCTCAATGGGGTGCCCCGTATGGCGTCGGCTTTGTCTTTACTGAGGCCGACCCCTTCTGGTTTCTGGATATCGACGGGTGCCTCCAGGCCGACGGCCAATGGTCCCCGCTGGCTGTGGCACTGTGCCAGGCTTTCACGGGGGCGGCCGTGGAGGTCTCCCAATCCGGCCAAGGGCTCCACATTTTCGGCACTGGCCGGCCGCCGGCTCACGGGTGCAAGAATGAGCCTCTACACCTCGAGCTTTACCACACGGGCCGCTTTGTTGCCCTGACCGGCGTCGGCGCCATCGGCAACGCCGCGGCGGACTTCTCGCACGTCCTCCCCAGCCTCGTGGCTCAATACTTCCCGCCGGATCCTTCCCAAGCCTTGGAGCAAGAGTGGACGACGGAGCCGTGCCCGGAATGGCGCGGGCCGGAGGATGATGAGGAGCTTTTGCGTCGCGCGCTCCGCTCCCAATCGAGTGCAGCGGCCTTTGGTGACCGCGCCAGCTTTGCGGAGCTGTGGGGCGGCAACCTGGAGGCATTGAGCAAGGCTTACCCGGACGACGCCCGCGCCTACAATGCCAGCCAGGCCGACGCCGCCTTGGCGCAACACTTGGCCTTTTGGACTGGCCGCAACTGTGAGCGGATCCGCCGGCTTATGGAGCGCTCCGCGTTGGCCCGGGACAAATGGGAGCGGGAGGACTACTTACCCCGCACCATCCTGGGGGCCGTGGGGCGGCAATTTGAAGTCCTGACGGACAAGGAGCCGGAGCCCGTGGCCGGCCCTTTTGTGGCGGGCGTCGACGCTGAGTCTCCGCGGCCGTCGTTGGTCCGGGGGTCGACTTTCCTGTCGATTGAGGACCAGCTAAACGTATTCAAAGGGTGCGTCTACGTCCGTGATATCCACCGGGTTTTGGTGCCCGGGGGCGTGCTCCTCAAACCGGACCAATTCCGCGTCAACTTCGGGGGCTACACCTTCCCCATGGACAACGCCAACGAAAAGACCACGCGCGACCCGTGGGAGGCTTTCACACAGTCTCAAGCCTATCGGGCTCCACGTGCCGACGCGCCTTGCTTCCGCCCTGAGCATCCCCCGGGCGCCCTCATTTCCCGCGGCGGCCAGGTCTTTGTCAACACCTATTGGCCGGTCGAAGTCCCGCGCCAAGTGGGGGACGCCGGCCCATTCCTGGACCACCTCCGCCGGGTGCTCCCGGACGAGCGCGACCGCTTGATCCTCCTCAGCTATATGTCCGCCTGTGTCCAGCATAAGGGCGTCAAGTTTCAATGGGCACCCTTGCTGCAGGGCGTGGAGGGCAACGGCAAAACCTTGTTCACCCGGTGCGTTGCTGAGGCCGTGGGGCGCCGTTACGTGCATTGGCCCAAGGCGTCCAAGCTGGCCGCGCAATTTAATTCCTGGATGATTGGCAAGGTCTTTTACGGGGTGGAGGACATTTATTTGCCCGATAGCCGAGCTGAGGTTTTCGAGGAGCTAAAGCCCATGATTACCGGCGGGGACGGCCTCGAGATTGAAGGCAAGGGCGTCGACCAAATCTCAGCTGACGTGTGCGGCAATTTCATGCTCAACAGCAACCACAAGGACGCCGTGCGCAAGACCCAAAACGACCGCCGGATCTGCACGCTATTCTCCGCCCAACAGCAAGCCGCGGACCTGGCGCGCGACGGCATGGTGGGAGAATACTTCCCCAACCTTTACAACTGGCTCCGGGCTGAGGGTTACGCCATCGTGTCGGAGCTTTTGCATACCTTCCCAATCCCGCACGAATACAACCCGGCGACCGGGTGCCAGCGTGCCCCCGTGACCAGCTCCACCGCGGAGGCCATCAAGGCCAGCACGGGCGGCATTGAGCAAGAGATTGCGGAGGCCATTGGCCAGGGGCTCCCGGGCTTTTGCGGCGGCTGGATTTCCTCCATTCAGCTCGACCGCCTCTTGGAGCGCCTGGGGGCGGGCCGCCGCGTTACCCACTCCAAGCGCAAAGAAATGCTCCACGACATGGGCTACGACTACCATCCAGCATTGGCGGACGGCCGGGTCAACAATCTGGTGCTCCCGGACGGCGGCAAGCCGCGCTTGTTTGTGCACCGTGACAGCCAGGCCCGCCACATTGCAGGCGCCGCGGAGGCCGCCAAGGCTTACGAACAGGCCAACAACCATTCCCGCGTGCCTTTCCCCTTGCAAGGAGTCGCCCATGCTTAAGCGTCGCCAGCCCCACACTCATGCCACGTGCGGGTTTTGCCTCCGGCCCAATATCATTCGGTCGAAGCCGCATGAGGATCGCCGACCAGCCCATTTGCCCGGAGTGCTTGGAGGATTGGGCGCGGTGCTTTCCTCAGCCGACGCCCGCTCAAATGTTGTTGACATTAGATAAATAATTTATCTATAATGATCCCCGTAACATCCCTAAATTAACTGGAGTCGATACCATGAAGATTGAGATTAAAAGCCGCTTTTCTTTGGAAGTGCTTTTCAGCCACGAATGCGAAAACAACAGCGTCGCAATTACGTTGGCCGCCGCGATTAACGCGAAAGCGAACCTTCGCAGCGCGAACCTTCGCAGCGCGACCCTTCGCAGCGCGGACCTTTACGGCGCGGACCTTTACGGCGCGGACCTTGGGGACGCGGACCTTCGCGGCGCGAACCTTGGGGACGCGAACCTTCGCAGCGCGAACCTTTACGGCGCGGACCTTTACGGCGCGAACCTTGGGGACGCGGACCTTCGCGGCGCGAACCTTGGGGACGCGGACCTTCGCGGCGCGAACCTTGGGGACGCGGACCTTCGCGGCGCGAAGGTCCGCAGCGCGAACCTTCGCAGCGCGAACCTTGGGGACGCGAACCTTCGCTGCGCGAACCTTCGCAGCGCGGACCTTTACGGTGCGGAGCTTTACGGCGCGAACCTTCGCAGCGCGAACCTTCGCAGCGCGGACCTTTACGGCGCGGACCTTGGGGACGCGAACCTTCGCTGCGCGAACCTTTTCTGCGCGAACCTTCGCAGCGCGAACCTTAACGGCGCGGACCTTCGCGGCGCGGACCTTTACGGCGCGAACCTTGGGGACGCGGACCTTCGCGGCGCGAACCTTCGCAGCGCGAACCTTCGCAGAGCGAACCTTGGGGACGCGGGCAAACTGACTGGCGACCGTCCGTATTTCGCGGTCGGTCCAATTGGTTCGCGGCAAGACGTTTTGACGGCATTCCTCACGGGAAAGGGCGTCTACCTTCGCGCTGGTTGCTTCTTCGGGACCGTGGAAGAATTCCGGGACAAGCTGCAAGGAGAACACGGCGACAACGTGCATGCCAAGGAGTACACGGCCGCCTTGGGGCTCGTGCTGGCGCATTTTGAAGCGTGGCCGCCTACCGTAGTCGAAGAGGCTTAACAACCACCAACCCTGCCGCCTCCGGGCGGCTTTTTCTCAGGAGCTGTGAGCATGACGCAATTTTACATTGGCACCAAACAGGTAATGGCCTGGCCGCAAGACAAGGACGGCGCCCCGGGCTATGCCGTCAAATACCCGGACGGTTACACGAGCTGGAGCCCCAAGGATACCTTTGAGGCGGCTTACCTGGCGCAAGGCAACGACCCCTCCCGTATCACGGAGGAAATGGTCGACGCCTTCATCCTTGGCCACGAGGGCACCCGCATGGGCAACCATAGCGTCGTGCTGGCAAAGCTGGCCAACGGCTTCACCATCGTGGAGGAGTCCGCCTGTGTGGATCCGGCCAACTACGACCAGGCGCTTGGGGAGCGTTACGCGCTCGAGAAAGTGAAGCGCAAGGTGTGGGAGTTGCTAGGCTTTCTCCTGGCCACCGCGCGCAACGGCGTTGACCGTGAGCTGAGCCCGGCCGAAAAGCTCCCGCCGCACCAATTCCGCATGCTCAAGGAAAAGGTTGAATTGGACCAGAAGGTCGCCGCCTTGGTACGCTTCATCAACGGGCCGCGCTTTGCCGAGGTCGACCCGGCGGAGCAAGACCGCCTCAAGGCTCAGGCCTACGCCATGCAAGCCTATGCGGACATTCTGGAGCTCCGCTTGGCCGCCGTGATATAGTCGCCAGGTCTCCTTGCCACCACTTTTGCCCGCCACGTGCGGGCTTTTTCTTGTTGACATAGGTAAATTATTTATCTAATATCTAGGGCGTCAACACAAACAACCGGAGCAAAGAAAATGGAAAAGGTACTTGCAGCACTCGCGCAATATGGAGCAACTCTAGGTCTACAAGGACAAATCCGCCGGGGCGACAAAACGCTTGGGGTTTGCGTAATCATCAAAGGTAAGCGGCTCCGCTTTGAATCCAGCACTTCCGGCAATCTTTTGGCTTCCGGCCCCATTGCAGAGTCGACGGTCGAAAAGTTTGTCGAATCGTTTTGGATGTGGACTAAGTCATGAGCTACCGTGAACGCGACATAAAGCACGACGCCCCCGGGGGCGTCTATTGGGTCTTGGATACTGGCAAAGCCTATGCCGTCATGGTCGTGGGTGTGACCCATAGCACCAGCGAAAGCGCCTATGAGCGCACGCCGGACGGCTTGAGCATTGCGGTCGCCCGGTGCGACTACTTGGCCGCACAAGGCGGGTCGACACGAGGCTCTTAAGGCCTGTCCGCCCACTCCGGCACCGGGTCGACTTTGCCGTACTTTTCGACGTTGGCTTGGGCGGATGGAGCGAGATAGGCGACCGGGTGCGAGGCAATCAGCCCCTTGGCGATGGCCTTCATTTGCTCAACGTCCTGAGAGTGGCAATTAAATTTGTAAAGGCCTGTGAGGCTATCGCAATCCATCGGAAGGTGACCAGGATAGACATCACCGACTTGGAGCACTGGAAAGCGCGCCAAGGCCATGGCATAGGCCGCCGCCTTAAATATCTCGATGTCGACCCGGTGCAAACGGATTTTGACTTGCACGAGCTGGGCGGAAGCCTCTCGACGGGCCATCACATTGGCGTCCACGGTTTGGGAATTGCTGGCCCGTAAGCATTGGGAGCACGTCCCCGACTGCACGTACCGATAGGCGACGTGCCCATTCTTACAAGCCTCTCCGGTAAAATAAATTTTCTCCCCG